CCCCATTTATTCCTAACGATCTTACGCCGGTTTATGAGCGGCGCAATGACGTTATGCAAAAGATTAGTGACCTTCAAAAAGAACTAAAGGTCATTAACAATTCTCTCATCCAGCAATTTGAAGATCAGGCTCGTCAGTACCTTGCTGATACGGGCAAAGACTTTGGGCAAGCAACGCTCAAGTCTGATGGCTTTAAGATCACTATCGACTTTCGTAAGAAGGTTGAGTGGGATCAGGATCAGTTGATTTCTGCTCTTGATGCGATGGATGAAGATACGGCGAAGCACTATGCTTCTTTAAAGGTCTCTGTTGCAGAGGCCAAATTCCAACAAGCCCCACCAGAAATCAAAGCGGCTCTATCAGAGTGTCGCACTGTTCTTCTGCAAGGCACATCCGTAAACATTGAGGTTGACAATGCTTAAAATTATTTCAGCAGAAGAGCGGCTTGCCGAAAAGCGCGGTCACAAGATTGTGATCGCTGGCAAGTCAGGGGTGGGCAAGACCAGTCTTGTCCGCACCCTAAACACTGACACAACACTCTTTATGGACTTGGAAGCAGGTGATGCTGCTATCGAAGGTGTAAAGGTTGATGTGTTACGTCCGAAGACATGGCAGGACTGCCGTGACTTTGCTTGCTTCTTAGGCGGCCCTAACGAAGCGCTAAACGATGATGCGCCATACAGCAAAGCACACTATCAGTATGTGTGTTCTATTTATGGCGATCCTCATCAGACACTGGCCAAGTACGATACAATCTTTGTTGACAGTATCACAGTGGCTGGTCGTCTTTGCTTTAGCCATTGCCAAAACCAGCCAGAGTCTCGCTCTGAGCGTTCTGGAAAGCTGGACACTCGTGCAGTCTACGGAATGCAGGGGCGTGAGATGATGGCTTGGCTAACGCACCTACAGCATATCCGTGATAAAAACGTGATTTTTGTCGGCATCCTTGACGAAAGAACTGATGATTATGGACGTAATGAATACTCCCTTCAGATTGAGGGTAGCAAAACTGGGCGCGAATTGCCCGGCATCGTTGACGAGGTTCTGACGATGACAACATTGACAAGCGATGAGGGCAACCAGTTCCGTGCCTTTGTTTGTCAGACTTTAAACAAGTGGAACTATCCAGCTAAAGACCGCAGTGGTCGGTTGGATTTAATTGAAGAGCCGCACTTGGGCAAGCTTCTTGCGAAGATGTCTGGTGGGGTAGCACAGGTTGACAGGCCAATGGCATTCGTCAATCCAAATGAAGTGGTTATTGCAGAAGGAGAAGAAAGCAATGCTTAACCTAAACAACGTACCTGCTCAAGAGTATGATAACACATCCTTTGAGTTGATCCCTGATGGCACAGTCGCTCGTGGCTTTGTTAAACTATCTGGTGGCGACATTGATCTGCCAGAGTTTGGCGCGGGTAACTTCTTTAAGTCGTCACAGTCAAGCAATGCCAAGTGGTTGCCGATTGAGGTCACTATCGCTGGTGGTGATTTTGATAAGCGTAAGGTGTGGCACAACATCTTTGTCGATGGCAACAAACTGTCAGATCGCGGCATTCCTGTTGCCAAGGAAATCGGTCTGCGTACTCTAAAGAGTATGATTGACAGTGCGTTTAATCTGTCATCCAAGGATGAGTCACCGCAAGCGCAAGCTGCTCGTAGCCTTAACGGTGTTGGTGATCTGAATGGTCTTAGCATCTGCTTTGTAATCGGTATCGAAAAAGGCACCAATGGTTACGAGGACAAGAACAAGATCAAAGCTGTTCTTACCGCTGATGCCAAGGGCTTTATCGCCGCTGGTGCCGCACCTGTACAGGCTCCTGTTGCACAAGCACCTGCTTATGCCCCACCTGTACAGCAGCCAGTGCAGCAAGCCGCTGCCCCACAACAGGGTGGTGTTACACCATCTTGGGCGCAATAGGAGGTCATGATGTTGGGAAGCATTTTCAGAGCCATCTTTGGCATTCAAGAGACAGCGCCACAAGCAGTCGAGTCAAACTATCCTCGTTACTGCGAAAAGCTGAAGACAATTCTTGAAAGCGGAAAGCCTTACACAATCTCCGAACTGCAAGTTAAGTTGGGTAAGCGTAAGGGTACTGTCTATCATGAGATGAGCGAACTGCGCAGTGGCGGTTTGGTAATCAAAAAGCAGTACGACAAATCAATCTCTGCAAATAAATATCGGATCACAGAATGATCTTGCGGGGATACCAAGAGGCGGCTATCAATGCCGCCTCTGACGCTTTAGACAAGCACGGCAATACACTTGTCGTTGCTCCTACAGGTGCCGGAAAGACAATCATGCTTTCCGCGCTTGTGGGTAAGCGTTATAACAAAAATAATAACATTCTTATTTTGCAGCATCGTGACGAATTAGTTTCACAAAACTCCAGCAAATTTCACAAAGTAAATCCTGCCCTAACCAGTAGTATGTACAATGCTACACAAAAGGACTGGTCAGGCGATGCTACATTCGCAATGGTTCAGACGCTCTCCCGCGAAAACAATCTGGCGACTATGCCGAAGATTGACATGATCGTGGTTGATGAAGCGCACCATACTGTAGCTGACACATATCAACGTATTATTAACGCCGCAAAGAGCGCCAATGGGGGCGTTCAAGTGGTGGGCTTTACGGCCACACCTAACCGTGGCGATAAGAAGGGTCTGCGCGGCATATTCAGCAATTGCAGCCACCAGATTGAAATCTCTACGCTGATCAATGAAGGGTTTCTGGTAAGGCCAAAAACATATGTCATTGACGTTGGTGTGCAAGATGAGTTGCGCAATGTCCGTAAGACCATTGCCGACTTTGATATGGATCAGGTCGAAAAGATTATGAACCGCCGCGCTATCAACCAGAGGGTTGTCGATGAGTGGCTGAACAAAGCGTACGATAGAAAGACAATCGTGTTCTGCTCTACAATCAAACACGCACAGGACTTGTGCGAGGAGTTTGTTGACGCTGGCGTTGTTGCCGCAACGGTTACTGGCGATACACCGAAAGATGAGCGAGAAGAAATCCTAAATGAGTTGGCTCATGGTGATATGCAGGTCGTGGTTAATGTTGCGGTGCTTACAGAAGGCTTTGATGCGCCGCCTGTCTCTTGCGTTGTTCTGACACGCCCCTGCTCATATAAAGCGACAATGGTGCAGATGATTGGGCGCGGTCTGCGCACAGTCGATGCAGATGAGTTCCCGGATGTTGTAAAGACCAACTGCATTGTCATGGACTTTGGCACGTCCGTGCTTACGCACGGCTCACTTGATGACGCTGTTAACCTTGATGGTAAAGAAAGTTCTATTGATGATGAAGCTCCCAAAAAAGACTGTCCTAAGTGTGGAGGAGAAGTTCCCTTAGCTTCACGAGAATGTCCCATGTGTGGACATGAGTTTGGAGGGCAAAGCGTTGATCCATTAGAACACTTTGAAATGACTGAGGTTGATCTGATGGAGCGCTCACCGTTTCGTTG